GTCGTAAGATTGGTTTTACCCCTTCTTTAGAAAGAAGAAGTAAATCCCTTTTCTGGTTATGATAAAGACCTGAGTTTTATCCGTAATGCTTAGTGAGTTATCTTATAACAAACTAATTACAGAGGTGGCACCTTGATAACTGGCGTCCCTGAAAAGGAACAGCGCAGTAGTCTTAGCCAACAATTAATCATAATAAGAGATGAAGAAATTTATATTTAATATAAATCCTAAATCCCTCAAAAGATTGACGGTTGATACACCTAAGTCTATGTTTTCGCTTAAGGATTCGCGAGAATTCTTATCTATTTTATTAAAATATTCTTGGAAAATTTCCTCGATTATTTTTAATAGAGTAAAAGTTGCTTCACGAGTTAAAACTATACATAACTTTGGACAATTTATTCTAAAAATGAATAAATGTCATGGAACTTCATTCACGATTAAGTGGATGAAAGCTTCATCAGTCGCATTACAACGTTTCCTTGCTGGATCTCCTTACAAATCGTTAAGAGACGCAGAACCTTCTATGCCACTTCCGAGACTCCATAATGGAATCCCTTTCATTATTCCGTCGCAAGATCGAAGATCTATACGAAATGGTAATGCTAGTGTTATAAGATTCTGGTTGACAGTGTTCAATCTTTATCGAATTATAGAAGGACCTCTTTCACCTAAGTTAAATACTATTACTGATCCTTATTCAGGACAGCAAGGTATACTTGATGAATTTGATACTTTCATTTCGAAAGATATGAAAAGATTATTAAGAGAGTATTTACCCTCAAAACAATCAATATCTGCCTCTTACATTGTTAAGTCAAGATCTGCCAGTACAAATGCTGGGGTTGCCATGTCTTCCGTACTATCCGATTTGTGTTGGATAGTCCAAGATGCTGATACCTATAACTTATTTAAACAATATGCTATAGCATCAAAATCTTTTGTCTTGTTTAAGAAACTCGATAATTATACCGAGTACTTATTTCAAGCACTTACAAAAGGGGCCCGTATTCCAGTAAAAGGGAATATGGCCTTTTGTGCAGAAGAAAATGGAGGAGAAGTTCGAAGAACATTCCTACCTGATCAAAGAACGTGGACATTTGCTAGTCCTTCAGATGTGAATCTGAAAGGCGGTCAACTTTCTCTTAAAGAGGAAGCGGCCGGAAAACTACGTGTTTTCGCTATAGTCGATGTTTGGACACAGTCATTCTTAAAACCTCTACATTCTTATTTATTTAGAATACTAGGGGCTCTACCTAACGATGGAACCTTGGATCAAGATGCTTCGGCTTCGCGATCTATGGAGAAAGCGTTGCGACGTGGCCATGCTTGGTCAGTTGACCTAAGCTCAGCTACGGATCGTTTACCTATTGTTTTACAACAAAGTGTATTAACGACGTTATTTTCTAAAGCATTAAGTGATGCTTGGCGAAATCTGTTAGTAGAAAGAGATTATGTGTTAAACAGTTCTAAAATCACGGATCAATACCCTGATTTGCGACCTGGTACCTACAAATACTCTGTTGGGCAACCAATGGGGGCCTTAAGTTCCTGGGCTATGTTAGCCTTAACACACCATATGATTCTGCAGTTTGCAGTTCATAGATGCAAAGGAAAACAGGAGCTATGGTATGATTTATATGAGATCCTTGGAGATGACATCGTTATCTTTGATAAAGATGTTTATCTCGAGTATTGTAAAATACTAGATCTTTTAGGCGTGGGTGCAAACCCTGCCAAATCTATACCTGCCCCGACTATTCCTGCTTTTGAGTTTGCTAAGCGAACTTCATTAAGCGGTGAGGATGTCTCAGGGTTATCATGGAATGAATTCCTTAAAGGAGATTCATTACCCGGAAAAGTTGGACTAATCTTGCGATTAGCTCTTAGACGATTCCAGCTATCACGAACTGCAATTGCAGCCGTTTTAGCCCGTGGAAGTCATGATATGACCAAACCTCTTAAGGCTGGCGCACATCATGCGCTTTTAGCTATTTTAGGATCATTAACCAAATCGGATAATAAATCGCTAGAATATGCAATTAGTGTACTGATAGATCCTCATAATGAGGAGGATGTTATAGAGCCTAAGAAGGCTTCTATACCACTGCATCAGACTATGCAAAGCGTGGTCGAAATGCTGAAAGGTGAACCTTACACCATATTAGAATCAACGTTATCAGATTTTGATACGCGATTAGAATTGGCTAAGGATGAGCTGATCCCTTATATGAGTGAAACTGCCTATTTAAAGGCTTTAGCTATCACTAAACAAGTGGTATCTTCATATGATGCAAAGATAGACGAGTTTGCCTTTACATTATTAGACTTATCAAAAGTCGTTAATAATAATGTTATGTTAGCGCAACGTCGTAGTATAGCCGAGGATATCCTCTTAAGGGATACCGACCCACAAGATCGTTTAGACGTTCTTGAAGATCGACTATACAAAGCAGCCAAGTATGGTATGCCTATCTTAGAAGCTGTTAAATTATATAAAGACTCTACTGCTTATGCAATGAGTTTTAAATTTAATGAAGCTCCTAGAAGAACTATACCTTGTGAAAATTGGTTAGTACTTCTTGCGGCTAAAGCCGGC